GAAACCTTGAAACCCAAAAAAATTTCCCAGCAAAAAAATGCCTGAAAAAGACGAGTTCAAAAATTTCGATAGTATATTAAATAATTTCGATGCATTCTGTGACGCATTTGAGTCGAGGGCATCAGAAGCATTCAACAGAGGAGATCAAAACGATGGAAGAGTTGTTACAGCAGCAGCAGAAGTTGGAGAGTCAACTCCTGAAGCTGTCCGAGAAGTTGACGAGCCTGGACCAACGGATATCGCAGCTGGAGCGACCACGATTGATGTATCGTCGTCCCACGGAATCTGAGCACGAGAGTCTCTCAGAGACATTAGATTATCTTCATAATAATATCGAAGGTATCAAGAAAGACTTACTACAGGTTGCGAGGACAGTATAGTGGCAGTACCATGGATTAATTTCTTAGCACCATCGATGGGCGGTATTGGTCCGATCGAGATTTCCGACTTCAATAAGTTAGAGGAGCTCACCGATTATAATGGCGTACCGTTTTATGCTGGAAGATTTTATCCAAAAAATTCACAGGCAGTATTTTCTGGGTTAGAGTTAGGATTATTTTCAGAGACCCCACCGTGGGTAATATGGGAAGAGATAAAGAGTACTCAGATCTGGATGGTTCCAGCATTTGAGGATGAACGTATACTCACTATGAATGTTACGGTAGAACGTATTGATCTATGGCCAAGAGATGCTGAGGAAGATGGTGAGTATCTACCAGAGTATGAGGAGACACCATACGATGAGGCAATCAGAGTAAGCGCATGGGGTCATGGAGACGATGGCAGACTATATCCGAACATTGACCCCGGAATCATACTTACGAACGATGTAGTGCCTCCTGTGTTGTTCTTAGGGTACGTAGGTATATCTACTATCCGGGGCTATGTTTCTGAGTTTCCTTTTTATGATCAAGAATTGACAATTATAAATGCACCACAGTATAACATGCCGGATCTGGAGGAAAGTGACTCCGAGCTTCTTCATATAAGGGGTGATGGTGTTTGGAGACAGAACCCTGCGATTATACCAAAATTTGGAGAACCGTTAGTTATCGATAAGAAGAACGGGTATCCGACTTTTGAATCAGGTTTTAAGAACACGACGCCGAACGCTAGTTATGATCTGCTTGCGATAAGTGACGAAGAATTTGATGCGAAAAGATCTGGTAGTCCTAAATGGGATGAACTAACAAAACCTAGGGGTTCTAAACGTACAGTAGGAACAATTGCTGAAGTTAAAAGTAGTCAACTTGACACCGTAGTAATTACACTTAAGGTTTCATGTACTACTGTTATTATACCTGACGTGCTAATTCCGGATGATGTAGCAACAGGACTAGTTGAATACGGTAAAGTTGGATTAGAAACGTTTGCTTCTAACTTATCAAATAATATATGGTATTTTTATTGGCCTGTAAGGTATAACGGTGATTTTGTGCCGGATCGTATACAATTTCTTCTAAATAGAACCGCTGTTAATGAACCAGGGGCATTTGACTAATGGTGATGTTAGTAGGGTTACTTGGATCATATAGTAACCATGATTCTCATCCAGTACCAATTCCGAAACCAGCACCAGAAGGATTTGCTGCAAATGTTTTAATTAATGGAAGACCAGCACATCATGTAGGTAATACGTTTATCCCACATACGATTCCTACATTTCCACCACCACCGATACATCCGGATGTAATTCTCACAGGACATGCTACAGTATGGATAGGAGGAGGTCCAGCAGCAGTTGTTGGACTAAGTGATATCGTAGCACTCCCTCCCGGTGTTGGATTTGGTTCTAGGGTCCTTACAGGATCGCATTCGGTCTTTCTTGGTGATGCTCCAATTATTCCTGCGGTTCCTGCGGGTTAAGATGACGATTCCTGTTTGATGTGCTATAATACAAAGGTCAAACGATAAAAAGCAATGGCAAAGAGTAGAGTTGGATTATCAGGTGCTGAGACGATTGAGTCTAGACCGAAGCGTACTCGTCAAGGACGTGGTAAGCACACCAAGTATACACCTACGTCACGCAATAGTGCTAAGAAGCGTTACAGAGGACAAGGTAGGGGATGAATTTAATTTGCAATCTTCCTGCAGAGAAAGTTTGGGTTCGTAGGGAATACTTACGAGATCATCAAGATGGACATGGGGAGTTTGTTGAGGGCGTCTGGGTTGCTGCTAAAAGCATACCTGGGCGTGCTTTTTACTTTGAGACATACTTGCCCACATATGGAGCAATGTATGACAAACTACCCATTAGTGCGTTTGTACGATCCCCCGAAACCCCAGTCATAGACATGAGTTTGGAGAATCTACAATTCTGGAATTGCATGGATTATGGTGTCATGGCAATCAACAAAGGATTTGTCTCATCAATGGATTGTGAGGTCTTCACTAGAGATCATGGTCTTATGAAGGGACAATACTTGTTTACACTTGATAACTACCACGCAAATCCAGATGTAATAGATAACAATGTAAGTGAAGTGCCACAAGAGCACAAATCACATAATTGTATCGCATTGAACAATGGTCAGTATGCATTGTATCCTAATAACAGGATGCGTCTGTATGACCTCTCTATCACCCCTGAGGAACCCAAGTTCCCCGACTTTAAAGTATCTACCATAGAATACCAAGTAGAGTCAGGAACGGACTGGGGACGCCTTGGAGACACAGATGATTATTTTTGGCAAACACAAAAGGAGAAACAAAATGGGACACCCTAATCGATTAGACGGATCAGTTGACAAAGGCGATGACTTTGTTAATGAAGGTATGACACTTATCACCGAGACTGATAGTGATAAGTATCTAAACATGTCAGCGAAACGTAATCGCAACAAAGCAAAGAACGAAGAGGTTTTTGATTCTCAAGAATGGGCGGATGGATTCGTTGGTAAGTGATAAATAGTAACAGCCTACTGCTGTGTCTAGATGCCGACCTTTCAGACATTTAAAGATCTGAGTATTACCTTTAAGAAGCATCCTGTAAGTGATGATTTAGTAACGGTAAAAGATAAGGCAGCTATCGTTCAATCGATTACTGCCTTACTCCTTACTAGGAAGGGAGAAAGACCATTTCAACCGGAATTGGGTTGTGATATTCAAAATATATTATTTGAACCATTAGATTATGGTAGTGCTGGTATTCTCAGATCAGAGATCGCAGATGTATTAAATCGTTACGAACCACGAATTCGTGTTAATACTATTAACTGCATACCAGATGAAATGAGTAATGGATATGAAGTTGAATTATCGTATACGATCGTAGGTAGAGACGATACACCAGTAGCAGTAGAATTCTTCTTAGAGCGCACACGATAATGCCATATACTCAGGTTGCTAATTTAGACTTTGAAGATATCAAAGTTGCTCTGAAAGAATATATCAGAGCACAGTCAGATTTTACTGACTATGATTTTGATGGATCAGTCCTATCAACATTAATTGACACACTTGCCTATAATACGTATTATACGGCGTTTAATGCTAATCTGGTAGTCAATGAACTATTCATTGATTCTGCCACCTTAAGAGACAACGTAGTAGCGATTGCGAAGCAATTAGGATACAGACCCAAAGGTATCACCTCTCCTACTGCGTATATTTCTTTTAACGTAAGTTATGGAACATCAACAACTGATACTGAACTCCTACTGAAGAAAGGAACAGGATTTATTAGTTCGTTTGACAACAACATTTATCAATACATCACATTAGAGGATGTAACAGGACAAGTAGTTAACAACGTTGCGACATTTGATAATGTTGAAGTTAGAGAAGGAACACAGATTCTCAACACATTTACTGTTAACACATCATTAAAATCACAAAGATTTGTTCTTGACAACCAAAACATTGACACTAATACTATTAGAGTGAAGGTATATCCTTCTGGTAGTAATTTCAATGAGTCATATCTCGTTGCTGATAATATCCTAAACGTTGATTCTACATCAAAAGTTTTCTTCATTGAAGAGATCGAAGATGATAGATACGAAATTTTATTGGGTGATGGTGTTTTAGGTAAGAAAGTTGATAACGGATCTAGAGTAGAAGTATCTTACATTACAACATCAGGACCAGAGTCCAACGGTGTTAAGACATTTGTGTTTTCTGGAGTTATTGAAAACCCAAATGGTGTATCTCCAAACGCATTTAGTACTGCCATTACTAATGTAGAAGCTTCTACAGGTGGAGAAGATAAAGAGTCTATTAAGAACATTAAGAGAAATGCTCCAAAAATGTATGGCACACAGGATCGTGCTGTAACTGCTCAAGATTACTCTGCTATCATTCGTAAAGTATATCCATCAGTAAGTGATATTATTATTTTTGGCGGCGAAGACCAAGACCCACCAGAGTATGGTAAAGTTTTTATTGTATTAAAACCAACTGATGCTTCTTTCCTTACATCATTAACAAAACAAGAAATTATCGAAGATCTAAAGAAGTACATGGTTGCTTCGGTAAGACCAGTTATTGTAGATCCATCAATTTTGTTTGTTGAGTTAACTTCTAAGGTTTATTACAGTGGTGAGGCAACAGATTTAAAACCAGCACAGATTAGAGATAAAACAATTAATTCTGTACAATCATATCTTGACGTTTCTGATATAGAGAAATTTAATGGCAAGTTTAGATTTAGTAAGTTAGTCAGTGTAATTGATGACGCAGACCCATCAATCAATTCAAATTTAACAGAAGTAACTATGAGGAAGGATTTTTATCCTAGTCTCAATTCTACTTTCTATTATGAAGTATGTTTTCAAAATGCTTTCGATAAAGATTGTGACGAACCCACCCTGTCATCAACTGCTTTTAGAGTAACAGAATACCCAACATTTGATGTGTATTTGGAAGATAGGGATGGCAAAATTGTCCTATATAGAATAGATAGCGTAACCGGCGAAAAAGTTGTTCTAGACAGTAATGTTGGGGATATTGATTATGAAAAAGGTGAGTTGAAAATGTATGCTCTTACTATCATAAAAGGATCATTCTTTGACAACCGCATTTCTGTTAGAGTAAAACCACTTCTTAATGATATCAAGGCACTCCGTGAGGTATACCTTGACGTTGACGTTGCCAATTCATCGTTCACTGCATACAAAGAGTAAAGTAAATGCCTTCTGTAAAGACTAAAAGAATTTCTACTCTAATTGAATCACAACTTCCAGAATTCATTTCTTCTGAATATGAACTATTTGGTAAGTTTGTAGAGAAGTATTACGAAGCACAGGAAGTACAGGGTGGTCCCTTGGATGTTTTAAGTAACATCCAAAAATATGCTGACATCGATTATTACGAAAAAAATCTACTTAATCAGAAAGATTCTATCGTTACTAACGTTAACATTAGTGATACAACAATTCTTCTTGTAGATGCTCAGTCTTTTCCAGAAAAAAATGGATATGTAAGAATTGATGATGAAATTATTTTCTATGAAAGTCGCACTAGTAACCAATTACTAAATTGCTCTAGAGGAGTAAGCGGTAATACTAAGTTAGGAGACTTGTATAATGCTTCTAATTTTTCTAGTACAACAGCAACAGAGCATTTAGCAGGTGCTGAAGTTTATAACATCAGTAATCTATTCTTATATGCTTTTGTAAGAAATTTTGAAAATCAATACCTCGGATCATTCCCAGAAAAGTATCTTAGGGGAGAGGTAGATAAAAGAACGCTGATTAAAAATATTCAGAAGTTCTACAAAGCAAAAGGAACAGATGATTCTATTAAATTTATTTTTAATACTATTGTATCTGATGATGTAGAAAACAAACCAGAAGTATATCACCCAAGAGAATTTACATACAAATCATCTGAATCTGATTGGATTAATGTATATGCCCTTAAGGTAAAAGTAGTATCAGGAAATCCAAAAGACTTAATTGGCAAGAAAATAGTACAGTCTCCAACAGAGGATTATGGATATGCATCTGCTACTGTAGATAATGTTATTGCTCAAGGTACAATTGATGGTGAAGTAATCTGGAATATTGTTGTTGCTCCAGAAACTGTCAATGGCGAATTTCAAATTTCAACAAAAACTAAATTAGAAAATGCTATAACTTCATCTCTTGGAGTCGGTGATAGAATTAATGTATTTTCTACGATAGGATGGAGTTCTATTGGGGAAATTTTAATTGGCAACGAAACTATTAAGTTTTCAGATAAAACAATAACTCAGTTTATTGTCAGTGAAAGAAGTTTATCTGTACCACATTCCCAAGGTGAGTTTGTTTATAAACCAGTTACAATTGAAGGTTCTGATGTTACATTGCTAACGTTAGGTGTTGTTTATGATGCTTTGCCTGATGTTTCCAAACCTTATTC